GTAGAGCGCAAGGATTTCCTGCACTTCCATCGGCGGTGCCGCCTCGCTGGCCCAGGCCATGCCGACACTCATGCCGGCCGCGCCGATGCTGTTGAATCCCTGTACGTCGGCCTTGTTGTACTCGGTCAGCACCCACTTCATGGTGGCGAGCCGGATCGGGTTGGGTACGGTCGCCTTATATCCCCAGGTGCCTTCCACAGACACGGCATCGACTGGCGTGCCGCTGTACAGGAATTGGTCAGAATAGCCCGTCAGGGTTAGCCATAGGTACGGCGGCCCTGACCGCGGCTCCAGGCGCACCGATGCCGGCAAAAACGTCTGGCCGGCATTCGTCGTGATTCGGATCAGCGCGACCAGTTCACGATCCAGCCGGATCGTTTTCCCGTCGATGCGGTCGTAGGTGCGCGTACCCGATGCCGGCACGAACGTGCGCCGGCACCAACGATCCACCAGGTCGCTGACCGACTCGATCAACAACAGCAGCACGGCATCATCTAACGTGCTGTCGCGGCCAAAAGCCTTGACCTCAGCCGCCGTGCAGTATGCCGCCATGCCTCACCCTACTGGTTTGCCCAGTCGGCCAGGTTCTGCGCCGTCTGCGGGCCAATCCCCTTGACTGCCGTCAACCCTTCCAGGCCGGCAGCAAGCACACTCTGCTGGATCGCCAGTTTGCTGGTGAATCCAGCATCGTACACGGCGCGCGCCAGCCGGTCGCCCAGGCCAGCCCCCAGCAGGAACTCGTACGACTCTTGCGCCTCCGCCAGCACCGGGGCCTCTTCAGCCGGCACATCGCCGGCCCCTACCGAAACCGGTGAAGGTTCGGCAGTTTGTTGCTGGGCCGGGGCGGTGTCGGTGGTCAGCTTGACAAGGCCATCTGCGAGCAACGCTTGCAGGTACGGGCCGGTGGCCACGCGGATCACGTCGCCGGCATCGGCCCAGGGCAATGCCTTGTGCTTGGGGCTGTTGTAGACCCCTTCCACCAGCACTTCGACCTCAGCGCCGGCCGCGGCATGTTCCATGGCTCGCTGATATTCGAGCCGGCCCTGGAACGTGTTGCGCCGGTTCCGGTTGGTGTAGTAGGACTGGATGATCACGCGTGTTCCCCCTCGATCAAGCTATGGCCGGGGGGCGGCCCGGCCATAGCTGCTGACGCTGGCTTAGTAGCCGCCACCAGCCACGACAACCTTTTCCGCGTACGCGGCCGGCTGTGTGGGCGGCATGTGGCGGGCGTTCTGGATGATGACGGCACCAACCTGCGCGCCGGTCGTGCCGTCGCCTGCCGTGATCGACAACCGAACGTAGTCGAAGCCGTTGGCGAGATCGAGATTTTCCGTCGCCAGATCGATACTGACGAACCGGTTGTCGCCGGTTCCCGCGATCTGGGTGATCGCCGCGCCGGTGATGTCCTTCGCACCGGTGCCGCTGCTGTCGGTCGCCTGCTGAAGCTTGGCATCGACGGTGGTGTCGGTCGCACCCACCTGGACGATGGCCGTCAGGCGGGGCGAGTTGCTGACCGGCAACCAACTAGAGGTGGCCGCCGCATTGTCAAGCAACTGCGGTGCGATGAAGTTCACGAGGTTGCGCTCGTGGAACGTTGCGTTTCCGCTGCTCATGTCGTTATTCCTCCAAGAATACTGACCGGTAAAAAAAACCGGATTAGCTCGACGCTACCTTTTGGACTGCGAAGCGCCACGGCTCGACAGGCTGGCCGCCCAGGCGTCGGCGCATCACGTACATGACCATGTTCTGGCGCGCCGTGGTCGAATCCAGGTAGCGCTCGACGGTCATGCCGATGCGGTCGAAAATCTGGTAACCGCTCAGGTCGGCGAAGACGATCGGGTAGGCGTTGGCCGCCACGCTGGGCATGGATTCCTGCTCGACCACCTCATAGCCCAGCAGCTTGGGCGGGGCTGCATCCGCGCCGCCAGCGTACTGGTAGGGGTTCCACAGGTAGTCGCCGCTCGTAGCGTCCTGAATCTTGGCGATGGCCTCATAGGTGCCGCGCTCGGCGATCCAGACGGCTTTCTTGCGGTACTGGGTCGGGATGGCGTAGGACAGGCTGATAAGCCCGTTCCACGTCAGGGTGCTCGCGCCGCCAGACACGCGCTCGGTCAGGCCCAGGACATTGGACGCACCAGGGAGGATACCCTGGGGGCAACCGACGCCGTTGCCGGTCAAGAAGCGGTTGTCCTCATCGATGGACGCTGCCTCGGCAAACTTCCGGGTCAGGAAGTTCTCGATGTCGAAAGCGGAGTCCTCGATCATGTTGCGGCTCAGGCCGGTCTCGGCCATAACCGTGTGGACGGGCACCGACTCCATGCCGAACGTCAGGCTGGTGTCGGCCGTGCCGGCAGTCGGCTTTTCATCGACCCAGGTCACGCGCACGGCGCTCGTGTACTGGTCGTCACCACCGGTCGAGACCGGGATTTCAACCGTGTCGCGGCTGGTGTTGTCCACGCTCGCGCGACCGCGCACAACCGTCTCGCCCTTCAGCTTCTCGATGACGCGAGACTGGAAATCGACCGGAACGGCGAAGCCGCCCAGGGTGTCGATCGCCTCGACCATCGTGGCCTTGATGGCCGACACGCTGTCCATGCCCTGGTCGATGGCTGCCTTGACAAACGTCGGGGTCAGCACGATCTGCTTCAGCAGCAGGTAGTTCTCACGATCCAGACCATTCTCGCCGCGGCGAAGATAGGTCTTGAACGCGTGGCGCTGCTGCCAGTACAAGGACTCGTAGTCACCGCCGTGCAGGTCGGTCAAGATGCCCTTGACGCTGGATGCTACATCACCGAAACGGGCGATGTAGGCCGCGTTGACCGCATTGACGTTGATGGCGGCCTCGACACCGTTCGTGCCAGGCAGGGGCGGCCGGCCGTAGGACTTCGCGCTCGGGGCGCTCAGTTCCTCCAGCCGGATACGTTCGTGGGCAGCCTCGGCCTCTTCGCGGTACGTGCGCGTCTTGCGAAGATCGCCGGCCTCTGCCGCCTTGCGTGCGTTCTCAAGGGCTGTATCCTTGACACGCTGCAACTCTGCAATGCTCATGGTAAAAATCCTCCGTGTTAGGATAATTCCAGAAGAGCGATCAACTCGCGCTCGCGCGCCAGATCATCGATCCGCTGGTTACGCTGCTGCGGCCGTGGCCGGAGAGCCTCAGTAACAACATTGAACGGTAGGCCGGCCTGCTGATAGACGGCCTTGATGTTCTGCACTGGCCATTGGGCCGCCATGCGCCACTCCATGGGGGTGGGAGTCATGGACGCTTCTACGATGGGCCAGCGCAGAATTTCACCGGTTGACTTGTTGACCTGCCGGCCACCGGGCAAAGCGCCCGACGACCAACCAAGTAACCGCTGATCAACCAGTGGCTTGATGAATTGCTTGTACGCTTGGTGCTCGCGCACCTGGGCCTCAATCCACAGGCCCGTATCATCCATCTCCATGCGGTCTACAAGGCCAACCACGGCGCTCTTGACCGTATTGTCAAGCGCGTGGTGGTAGATGGCCGGGATAGTGCCGATGGCATCGAAAATCGAAGTGAGTTCCTGCGTTTGCGGCGTGAAGAACTCGCCCGACAGATCGCGGTGTTTCTGGTCTCCCCACACCACGAGGTAATTACCCACGCGGTTGCGGCCAAGCGACTTGATGGCGAGTTGGTCTAGCACCGCATCGCCTTTCCGGGGAAACTTCGCCACATAGGGAAACTCAGGGCCGGCGACGGCCTTCGTGGCCGCCCAGAGCGCCACCGTCGCCGCCTTCTTGTCGTAGTCGTCACGCGCCCGAACATAGACCGTCTCGCCGGCAGCGATGTCGTAGTAAGCCTCTTGCTTGTGCTGCATCGACAACTGCGCGGCCTGCTCGGGGCTGTCGGCAATCACCGAGACATCGAGATAGACCTTGTTGTCTTCGGTGTTGAACCATGCGCCAAAGTAGTGGTTCGGCTTGTTCCACATATCTTCGTTGTCACGCATGTACTGCTCGATGCTGTCGGGATTGAGCCGGCCCACCGGGATCACGCGCTCGCGATCCGGGTAAGGCGACAGGGCATAACCGGTTGCCGGCGAGTCGTCGGTGACCGGCTGGTAGCTGAATCCCTCATCGCGCAGCAAGCGCGAAAACATGGTGCGGTCGTTCTTGTCCCACTTCTCGCGAAGCTCGGGCAGCTTCTGCTTGTAGCCCTCCTCGCGATTCATGGAGCCGCCAGCCTGACCGGGCCGGCCAAAGTGCGGGGCCGGATACGTGGCGGCGCGATCCATCTGGCCATCCTCGATCAAGGTGTCCATGTCCGGATCGCTGAACGGCTCGTCCGTCTCGAACTGGGACGCCGGCGCAGTTTCCTTTGCGTTACCCCAGTGAACAACGCCGTTTTTGTCTCTGCGTTCGTCAGGTTGCGGGTCGAGCGTTGACGAATCGTCCACTACCTCGAAAAACTTACCCTTATCGACGTAGTGCTGATACGCTTCCTGTCGAACCTGAGCGCCGGCCGGCCCATCAACATTCCGATCCGCGAAATCGTCCGAGTGCTGGAAATCGTCCCTGAGACGTACAGCCTCGCTTTCGGAAACCGGATACTTGCCGTTGACCTTCTCGCGCTTGGACACCACGTTATCGAAGTATTGCTGCGCTTCCTGTGTCCAAAACTGCGGCTTGGGTGCGGCTGGCTCTTTCTTGGGCGCTGCCTGGGCCGGCTTCTTGTCGCCGGCTCGATCATTGCGACCGCCACCGGCACTTGAGCCGCCGCCGCCACGCGGTGCGCTGCCACCCCAGACGCCACCCCAGACGCCGGGCAAGCCAACGTGCGGGCCGTGATAGCCAGAACCGCGACCTCCC